GCCGTGCAGTCTCTCGGCATTTTGTTTAGCACGGAATTATTGAGGCCCAAGGGCCACCGTTTTGGGCAATTACCTGAACAAACCCCTTAGCCGCATTTGCTTGGTGACGTTCTGTGTGCGGCAAGCACAGCATGATGTACCAAATGAATGGCACACCCAATGCAATATGAGCACAGTTACCCTACGTGGGTTGAGTTATTGGTGAATGGCCCCGACTCAGTCTGGAGGACATTACCAGGAAGCTCCTCCACCATCCCACCCCACATGGTAACCAGCTCTGTTTGCAAAGCCTGAGCGCTAGGCCCAGGTAACTTGTAATCTCACAGTTAGTGAACGCCCCTTACGGGTGGAACATCCGTGGGATTACACGTTATATGAGGGTCGCTCCCTCCACTGCCTCTAACGAGGGCGGAAGGGTTGCAGATAACTCCCAAGCGTCGTAGTAACGCTCAAGCGCCACCTGCAAATCCGGTGTGATACCAAAAGCAGCGTGGAACGATACACGCGCCTCTGATGTTACAACCCGCTCGCGTGCCTTTAGCCCTTTCGACAGTCGATAGAATCCACTGTCATAAAACGCCGCCGACACGCGACCCCCCTTCTCTCCATTACGACACAATGCCTTATAATACGACTGCAAGATGGGCATCCCTCCTGTTAGCGCCAACCCACATTCCCCAATTGCTGCCAATTGGTTCCTCAGGAACCGTGTTGCATGCAGAGAATCAAGAATTAGGGCATCCTTTGTTAAAGAATTCCTCACCTCCCTGACCATCCGCCACGATGTTCCGTCATAGATGGGTTGCGTTTGACAGAAGCTTACCTCCTCAAGCCGTCGAACTACACGTTCTACCTTCATTATGATGCCAAGCTCTGTAAAGAACGCAGAGATCTTGGGCAACAGAGACAAAATGTCCGCGTGCTCACCAATCAGCACACAGTCATCTCCGTTGTTCAAGAGACACACCCTGCGTGAGCCCTGAGCCATTCCTTCACGATCCAGTAGTGTGTAGACCATTGCACACATCAGTAGACAGTTTCCCATAGCAGTGTTCATATCCCCGCTACACCTACCACCTTGTATCCTGTACTTGAACGACCCGTCCCAACACCTCGCATAGCCGACGTTGTCAAGTTGCCATCTTAACTTCGCCTTCAGCTCGGGGTTGTTTCGGTAGTACAGGTCAGCATACACCCGATGCTCCCACTCTAAAAGCGGAACAGATATATGCTGATCAAAGCGGCTTGCGTCCAGCCCCACAGCTGCTGGGTCGTAATATTGTGACCAGCTGTTGTGGACAATGCGCCCTTGATCGAATGCATTGTAGCCCTTCATGATGGTTGGGCCGCCGAATAGTCTGTCTACGTCTTGATACAAGACGTGTTCGAGTGGATGGAGGTAACGTCCAACCTCGACGTTATACTCAGGTGCTCTAGGTTGTATCACTCTAGGCACCACTCGCTTCTTACCTGCCGGCAACTTTTCATGCTTTGGAAAAGTTCCCAGGTAGGCATCTTTACGCAGCGAGCCACGCAGTGCAACCTTTTCAGCAGCCCTCTGGTAGAGTGCAAGCTTCTGACCCCTATATGCGGTGGCTGGATATTCCAGCAACGGCACAGGTGTGAGCGTGCGTGCTACCCT